CCGGTCGCCCATCTTGAACGGACGCATATAAGTAATCACCAGTCCGGCAATAATATTTTTAATGCACCCATTAGGGTGCATTTCTTTTTAAACAAGAAAAGAGGTGATAAAAGTGGCATTAACAGCCAAACAAAAAAGATTTGTGGAAGAATATCTGATTGACCTTAATGCCACTCAAGCAGCGATTCGAGCTGGGTATTCTCCCAAAACAGCTGAACAGGAAGGGTATAAATTGGTTCAGAAAAGTTCAGTTTCAGAAGAGATAAGCAAAGCTATTGCTGAACGCTCTAAGCGGACAGGAATTAGTCAAGATAGAGTTATCCAGGAGCTTGCTCGCATTGCTTTTGTAAATCCTCAAAATGTAATACAGACAAGTAACGCCTCTGTGCGTCAAGATATTTCCGAAGATGATGCAGCTTGTATTCAAGCAGTTAAAGTAAAAATGTCAGAAAGCGAAAACGGTTCAAGCTGTGAGCGTGAAGTTCGTTTAAACGATAAGCTGAAAGCTCTTGAGCTTCTTGGCAAACATCTTGGAATGTTTAAAGACAAAGTTGAAGTTGATGGTTCTTTAAAAGCTGAAACCTCAAAACTTGATGAGCTTGTAAAGCAATTAACAGATGATAGGTAGGTGATTATCCTTTGAGTAATTTAATACTATCGCCAAAATACAAAGCTTTTTTAAAGTGTAAAGCGCCTGTTGAATTCCTTGAAGGGACTTAACTACCGCCGCAGGAAAAACAACAGTTGGAATTTTTAAGTTTATACTCAAATGTGCTGAATCAGAAAAGAAAATTCATATATTATCGGGACTTGATTTAGGCACAATCGAAAAGAATATTATAAATAAGGATTTAGGTATAATCGATGATTTCGGAGCATTAACCGATTACAATGCAAACGGTAAGGGTCAATATAGTTTGCCTCATATTGTGCTACATACAAGCAAAGGTGACAAAATTATTTATGTTCTTGGATATGATAATAAAGCACGCTGGAAAAAAGCTCTTGGTGGTCAATATGGTTGTTTGTACATAGATGAGATAAATATAGCAGATATGGAGTATGTTCGTGAGGCATCAATGCGTTGTGATTATCTTATGGCAACACTTAATCCTGATGACCCCAATTTACCTATTTACAGAGAGTATATTAATTGTTCTCGACCATTGCCAGAATGGAAGAATGAAACCCCGAATGAAATTTTAAATATGCTTAATGAAGAACCAAAGCCAGGCTGGGTGCATTGGTTCTTTTCTTTTGAGCATAATTACGGTTTAAGTACTGAAAAAATCGAACAAATAAAATGTAATGTTCCCCGAGGCACAAAGCTTTATAAAAATAAAATTCTTGGCTTGAGAGGCAGAGCGACAGGACTTGTATTCAGCAATTTTGATAGGCAAAGGCACATTAAATCAAAGAAATGGGCAAAGCAACAAGCCTTCACGCAGTATTCCGCAGGGCTTGATACAGCGTATTCACAAAAATCCCCTGACACTATCGCAATGAGCTTTATAGGCGTTACGAAGAATGGTGTTTGCGTGTTGCTTGATGAGCGAGTATATAATAATGCCGAACTTCAAACACCGATTGCTCCGAGCGATACGGTCAAGAATTTTATTGATTTTCTCGACCGAAATTCAAAAGAATGGGGACTTGCTCGAAATGCATTTATCGACAATGCAGACCAAGCCACCATAACAGAGCTTAACAAGTACAAAAGGTCGCACGGCTGTATATACACATTTACTAATGCATGGAAGAAAACAACAATTATTGACCGTATCAATTTACAGCTCGGTTGGTTCGCTGAGAACTGTTTCTTTGTGCTTGAACACTGTAAAAACTATATAAACGAACTTGAGATTTATAGCTGGCAGGAGGATAAGGACAATACTCCCGAAGATAAAAACGACCATATGATAAATAGCGTGCAGTACGCTTGGCTGCCGTATAAGAAAAAGATAGGAAGTGAGATAAATGGGGCTGATTAACACCGTGAGAGATAAGTTGAGAAGTTTTTTGAGGATAGAACCGCCTCAGCAAAGCACGATTACGATACAACAAAACCTTGATTATTACGCCAATGCTGCTAAAAATCGCATATGGTATCGAGGCAATAGCTATGAGTTATCACAGCTCTATAATCAGCTTGATGTATCACCAACAGTATTTTGGAAAGCAAGCTGCACCAAGGGAATGGAAATTCGCAAGATACATACAGGTTTGCCAAAATTGATAGTTGATACACTGTCGAATATTATCATCAATGATTTTAATGGTGTTGATTTTATCAATAACGACACTCAAAAGGAAATGTGGGATAATACATATAAAGCCAATAAGGGCGATAAGCTCTTGCATAAATGTATCAAAGATATGCTTGTTGTTGGTGACGGTGCTTTCAAGATTACCTTTGATGAAAGCATAGACGAGGAATATCCGATTATTGAGTTTTATCCTGGTGAAAATGTCGAATATACAAGAATCAGAGGACGAATCACAGAGGTTATATTTATTACAGAGTATATCGACAACAAAGAAAAATACACGCTCAGAGAGCATTATGGCTACGGTTATATAAAATACCGTCTGTATAGAGAAAATGGCGATGAGATACCGCCTAATTCAATAGAACAAACAAAATGGATTGACGGCAAGGGTGTCGCCTTTGACGAAAGCATTATGCTTGCTGTACCTTGTATATTCGGCAACAGTGAACAGTATCAGGGCAGAGGAAGCAATATATTTGACGGTAAGACAGATGATTTCGATGCACTCGACGAAGCGTGGTCGCAGTGGATGGACGCACTCAGGGCAAGTCGTTCAAAGAGTTATATTCCTGAATGTCTGACACCTCGAAATCCAGATACAGGTGCAATTATCAAGCCCAATGCTTTCGATAATAGATACATTCAAACGAATAACGATATGTCAGAAACGGGTTGTAATAAAATCACCCTTGACCAGCCTAATATACCGCATGAAAGCTACTTGCAGACATATATAACTGCTCTTGACTTATGCTTGCAGGGTATAATTTCGCCGTCAACACTCGGCATTGATGTTAAAAAGATGGATAACGCCGAGGCACAGCGAGAAAAAGAAAAAACAACTCTATACACACGAGGAAACCTTGTACAGCTTGTGGAAGAATTTATGCCGGAACTTGTAAAAGCTGCGGTATGTGGCTATCAGATATGGCATAAGATGGATATTATCCCTCCGACTGTTGCTGTGAACTTTGGCGAATATGCTAACCCAAGCTTTGAGGCAGTCGTTGAAACAGTAACAAAGGCAAAGCAAGGCGGTATTATGAGTTCTGAAAGCTGTGTTGAGGAGCTTTATGGTGACAGCAAAGATTCTGAATGGAAAGAACAGGAAGTCGCAAGGCTGAAAGCTGAACAGGGCGTGCAGAATATGGATAGCTCGTCTATGGCTGATGATTTGGAGATTTAAAAAAAATGTCTGATTACGATATTGGTAAGGCTTTTGAAAAAATCGAAAATGAACTTATAGCCTCAATGATTAGGAATTTAAGCCGCCATAGAGCCGAAGAATCAAAGCTCGGCATAGAATGGTCACAATGGCAGGTAGAACAGCTCAAGGCACTTGAGGTCTATAAGCGGAAGAATAGCAAGAGATTTACAGTGCAGTATAATTCAATAAATGAGCATATCCGCAGAGCTTTGAGTGATTCCTATAACGACGGTGGCACTAAGCAGGAACGACAGATTTTACAAGCTATAAAGCGTGGTTTCAAAGGCAAAGGCAAGCCAGCATTTACTGGTGTGGCTGAAACAACAGGAGAGTTTTTCAAGACGAACGAAAGAAAGCTTAATTCTTTGATTAAAGCAACTACTCACGATATGGAAAAAGCTGAAATTGCCGTTTTAAGAATGGCTAATGACCGATACCGCAAAATTATATTCAATGCTCAGGTTATGGCAAATACGGGTGCGGGAACTTATGCAAAGACTGTTGATATGGCGACAAAGGACTTTCTTTCAGCTGGTATCAACTGCATACAGTACCGAAACGGTAGGCGAGTAAATATCAAGTCCTATGCAGAAATGGCACTGCGTACAGCAAATAAAAGAGCATATCTTCAAGGCGAGGGGGCTAAGCGACAGGAATGGGGAATATATACTGTCATTCTTAACAAGCGTGGAAACCCTTGTCCGTTGTGTGCTCCTTTCGTTGGCAGAGTGTTCATTGATGATGTGTGGAGTGGAGGACCCAAGAACGGCATATCTCCCGTTACAGGCATTAAATATCCGCTTTTGTCAGAGGCTATTAAAAAGGGCTTGTATCACCCGAATTGCAGGGACGCACACACTACATATTTTGAGGGCATAAGCACACCGCCAGAAAATAGCCAATACACCGCCGATGAGCTTGACGAACTTGCGGAGAGATATAACAACGCTCAGAAGCAAAACTACGCTCAGAACGAAGCTGAGCGAATGGAGCGTATGTCTAAGTTTTCCCTCGATAAAGATAATAAAAGAGCTTATGGTGCAAGGGCTGAACAGTGGAGAGGGAAGGCGGATAGTTTTTCTATTTCTAAACTTTCCGATAATGATAAAGCACAATACTATAAACCTATAACCGAAACAAAAGAAATAGAAAGGTTTATAAGAAAAGATAAAGAAATAATTTTGCATAAGACTACATCAGCAAATGATATTTATTTATCTGAGAGAGTAAAAATCAAGCGGAAAGCGTTTCATAAATTTGATACAAATATCAGCGAAGTTTATAGACTGTTAGGCGAAATAGATTCCGTAAATAGACCTAAGATTTATGTAATATCGCCTGATGAGATGACTTCAAATGCAGTAGCTTCATATCAGCCTATTGAAAATATTCTTAATATAAATTCTGTGCTATTTAATACAGATAGTTTAAAAGAATTGCAAAAAGATTTCGCTTGTCCAGATAGCGAAATAAGTACAATTCTGCACGAACTTATACACTGGCGAGATGCGTATGAGTATAAAATAAAATTTGGTGAGATTACAGATTTTGGCAAATATATCGAATATTTGAATAAAAAGTTTGCTCCAAAACTTGAAAAACTTCAAAAAAAGGGATATAATATCTTTGATATAAGTGAGTATGCTTCGAATAAATTAAATGAACAGATACCGCGACTTGATGAGGTATATACAGAATATCGAGTTAAAAAGATGATAGGAGGGTGATGTTATGCGTATTGTAGCTTCTGAGGATGAGAGAAATTTATGGAAAATGGTTAAGCCATATTTAAAGCCAGAAGGATTAGCACTTGTATTTGATGAGGATAATGCCCCAGCAAATATAAAAAAAGCGTATGAAGAATATAATAGAATCCACGCTAAAGCATACCATGATGCTTTGGTGGCTGATGGCTTAATTTAACCGCTCCTTGAGGGCGGTTTTTCTATGCCCAAAAGTAGGTGATTTATTTGTTTGAATTTTATTTAGGCTTAAAGATAACAGGAATGATTATATCAGCTTTATTATTGCTTGTTTTAGCAGTAATCGGATTAATACAGTATTTTAAGCACTAACGAAAGTAGGTGAAACAATGGACTTCCGAGAATTTATCGAAGAACGCTTCATAAAAAGAAACTAAGCACTCTGAAAAGGGTGCTTTTTTAATGCCCAAAACTCTGACGGCGTTAAAAGCTGAGGAATAAGCCGACGGGCATAAAACGGAGGAGAATATTATGTCAGAACAGCAAACACAACAGACTGCTAACGCTCAGCAGAATAATACGGGCGGAGAAGGTAACGCTGCCAAAGGCGGAACACAGGCAACTTATACACAGGAACAGCTTGACAGTATGGTTCAGGCGAGAGAACAGAGAGCCAGCAACGCAGCTCTAAAGTCATACTTTGCACAGCAGGGAATGACCGAGGAGGAAATTACACAGGCGATAAACACCTATAA